TAAAAATGCAGCGGCTACTAAAAAACTCGCTATATTTGATGCTTTTGAAATACTTAATCGTATCAACGAAGAACAAAGTATGTTAGAAGAAAAACCTAAAGAAGTTAAAAAAGAAACTACGTTTCGTGGTTTTGCTGAAGGAAGATCTAAATAATGTATACGCAAACTCTATATAAAGTATTACCTGATTATATTAAACCTAAAATTCTTAAACGAATGAATAGGTATAATAAATGGGAGTATGGATATAACGATGATCATGATATGATTGTTATATCTAAGACTGGTCAGATTGGAGAGATTTATGAAATACAAAATCTTAAAATAGCTTTACCTAAAGAAAACAATGTTCATGAGTTTAAAGAAAATAAATGGACTAGATTTGAATACGCAAAAGAACTACAAAGAATAAAAACAGTTTTTGACTGGAGAGAATATCCTGATGAATTTAAAGAAAAATGGTATGACTATATAGATCTTGAATTTAAAAGACGTGAAGAAGGTTTTTGGTATATAAACAAAGACAAACCTATATTTTTAACTGGTACTCATTACATGTATTTGCAATGGTCGAAAATTGATGTTGGCCAACCAGATTTTAGAGAATCAAATAGATTATTTTTTATATTCTGGGAAGCATGCAGAGCAGATTACAGAAGTTATGGCATGTGTTATTTAAAAAACAGACGATCTGGGTTTTCATTTATGGCCTCAGGTGAAACTGTTAATATGGCTACAATGTCTACTGATGCTCGTTTTGGTATATTATCAAAATCAGGTAGTGATGCTAAAAAAATGTTTACAGATAAAGTAGTACCAATATCAGTTAACTATCCTTTCTTTTTCAAACCTATACAAGATGGTATGGATCGGCCTAAAACAGAGTTAGCATATCGTGTGCCAGCTTCTAAGTTTACAAGAAGATCTATAGTTTCTACAGATAAACCAGAAGATCTTGCTGGTCTTGACACAACTATTGATTGGAAAAACACAGGAGACAATGCTTATGATGGTGAAAAACTAAGATTATTAGTACATGATGAGAGTGGTAAATGGGAAAGACCTAATGACATACAAAATAACTGGCGTGTTACTAAAACAACATTAAGATTAGGTTCTAGAATTATTGGTAAGTGCATGATGGGATCAACATCAAACGCTTTAGATAAAGGTGGTAGAAACTTTAAAAAATTATACGATGACTCAGATGTCAATAAAAGAAATGCAAATGGACAAACTCGTTCAGGACTCTATTCTTTGTTCATTCCTATGGAGTGGAATTACGAAGGATACATTGATTCTTATGGCTACCCTGTCTTCGAAACCCCACAAGAAAAAGTGTTTGGACCTCATGGAACACCAATCAAACTTGGAGTTATTGAATACTGGGAGAATGAGGTAGAAGGTCTTAAAGAAGACCAAGATGGATTAAATGAATTTTACAGACAATTCCCACGTACTACAAAGCATGCGTTCAGAGATGAATCTAAAATGTCTTTATTTAATCTAACTAAAATTTACCAACAAATAGATTACAACGAAGAAGCTGCGTCAGCTGCAGTTGTAACTAAAGGTAACTTTCAATGGGAAAATGGTATCAAAGATACTAGAGTGGTTTTTTCACCTAATAAAAATGGCAATTTTTATATTACATGGGTGCCACCGACAAACTTACAAAACAGACTTATAATTAAAAATGGTATTAAATATCCAGGTAATGAGCACATGGGTGCTTTTGGTTGTGATAGTTACGATATATCAGGCACAGTTGATGGCAAAGGTTCTAATGGATCTTTACACGGTTTAACTAAGTTTAGCATGGAGGATTCACCTGTTGATCATTTTTTCTTAGAGTATATCGCTCGCCCACAGACTGCTGAAATATTTTTTGAAGATGTATTAATGGCTTGTGTATTTTATGGTATGCCAATACTTGCAGAAAATAACAAACCTAGATTACTATATCATTTTAGAAGAAGAGGCTATAGAGGTTTTAGTATGAATAGGCCAGATAAAGTTTATGCTAAACTTTCAGTAACAGAAAGAGAGATTGGTGGAATACCTAACTCTAGTCAAGATATAATTCAAGCTCATGCTGCTGCAATAGAAACTTATATTGAAAACGCTGTAGGATATGATGGAGAAAATTATGGAGATGTATATTTCCAAAGAACATTAGAAGATTGGGCTCAGTTTGATATAACTAGAAGAACAAAACATGATGCTTCTATTAGTTCAGGACTTGCTATAATGGCTTGTAATAAAAATAGATACGCACCAGTTAACAAGACAATAAGAAAAAGTTTCGACCTTGGTATTAAAAGATATGATAACAAAGGTACATTATCAAAAATAATTAAGTAAATGAATATATACACAAATCCAAACAGTTCTTTTCCCAGCCAAGTGGTGCCAGATGAAGAAAAAAACTCTATAAAATATGGAGAGCAGGTTGCTCAAGCTATTGAAAGCGAGTGGTGGAGACAAGGCGGTAATGGAACTAGATTTGCAACATCGTACAATAGATTTCACAGTTTAAGATTATACGCTAGAGGTGAACAACCTGTTCAAAAATATAAAGATGAGCTTGCTATCAATGGTGATATGTCATATCTTAATTTAGATTGGAAACCAGTGCCTGTATTATCTAAGTTTGTTGATATAGTTGTTAATGGTATGTCTAATAAAGTTTTTGAAATAAAAGCTACAGCTCAAGACCCTGTATCATTAAAGAAAAGAACTGATTACGCTACAGCTATATATGAAGATATGCTAGCTAAACCTTATTTAGAAGAATTACAAGCAACATTAGGTTTAAATTTATATCAAAGTCCTAATCCTGCAGGTTTACCTGAAAACGAAGAAGAGCTTGATATGCATATGCAACTTAGTTATAAGCATGCAGTAGAAATAGCAGAAGAAGAAGTTATAAGCAATATACTAGCAAAAAATAAATTTAAAAATACTAGCAAAAGATTTAACTACGATTTAGTAACTTTAGGTATTGGTGCAGTTAAAACTAACTGGAACAAAGCTAATGGTATTACTATTGACTATGTTGATCCTGCTAGATTAATATTTTCATATACAGATGATCCTAATTTTGAAGATATATATTATGTTGGTGAAGTTAAATCATTAACTATTGGTGAAATAGCTAAAGAGTTTCCTGAACTAAACGAAAAAGAATTAGAAAAAATATCTAAACAAACTGGCAATAGAGATACTTTATATGGTTGGTCAACTTACGATCCTAATACTATACAGGTATTATATTTTGAATACAAGACCTACAATAGTCAAGTGTTTAAAATAAAAGAAACAGCGTCAGGTTTAGAAAAAGCATTAATAAAAGATGACAGCTTTAATCCACCAGAAGAAGCAGATGGATTTTCTAAAGTATCAAGAAAAATAGAAGTACTTTATAAAGGCGCTAAAGTTATAGGTAATAATCAATTATTACGTTGGGAGTTAGCTGAAAACATGACTAGACCTTTTGCTGATACTACAAAAGTAGAAATGAGTTACGCTATTGTAGCACCAAGAATGTACCAAGGACGTATTGAATCTATTGTTAGTAAGACTACAGGTTTTGCTGATATGATTCAATTAACACATTTAAAACTACAGCAAGTTATGTCTAGAATAGTACCAGACGGTGTATTTTTAGATATGGATGGTTTAGCTGAAGTTGATTTAGGTAATGGTACAAACTATAATCCAGCAGAAGCATTAAATATGTATTTCCAAACTGGTAGTATTGTTGGTAGATCGTTAACGCAAGAAGGTTCACTTAACCAAGGTAAAGTACCTATACAAGAGTTAACTAGTTCTAGTGGCCAAGGTAAAATACAAAGTTTGATACAAACTTATCAGTATTACTTACAAATGATACGTGACGTAACAGGACTTAATGAAGCTAGAGATGGAACAGATCAGGATAAAAATTCACTAGTAGGATTACAGAAGTTAGCAGCTAATGCATCTAACACCGCTACTAGACATATATTAAATTCAAGTCTTTGGTTAACACTTAGAACATGTGAAAACATTTCTTTAAAAGTTGCAGATTCATTGAATTACCCTTTAACATTAAACTCTTTAAAAAGTTCTATATCTACTTATAACGTAGGTACATTACAAGAAATACAAAATTTAAATATACATGATTTTGGTATTTACTTAGAACTAGAACCTGAAGAAGAAGAAAAAGCACAGTTAGAGCAAAACATACAAATGGCTTTGCAGCAAGGTGATATTAATTTAGAAGACGCTATAGATATACGTCAAATAAAAAATTTAAAACTTGCTAATAACGTTTTAAAGCAAAGACGTAAAAAGAAACAAGCTCAAGAACAAGCCAACCAGCAAGCTAATATACAAGCTCAAGCGTCAGCTCAAGCTGATTCAGCTGAAAAAGTAGCTTTATCAGAAGTGCAAAAGCAAGAGGCTATATCAGGCTCTAAAGTACAGTTTGAACAAGCTGTTAATCAAATGGAAATACAACGTATGCAAATTGCTGCTCAAATCGAACAGCAAAAAATGGAAATACAACATCAGTATGATATGGCTTTAAAAGGTATGGATGTTCAAGCTATAGAGAAAAAAGAAAATATGATCGAAGATCGTAAAGATAAACGTAGTAAAATGGAAGCTACACAACAAAGCGAATTAATAAGTCAAAGACAAAACGATTCTTTGCCTAAAAACTTTGAACAACAAGACGTGGCTCAATCAATGCCAAGTGTCTAATTAATAACAATTATATAATATTTTATCATGTCAGAAGAAACAAAAACAAATGAACCTGTTAAACAAGAAGGTGACTTTAAAATAAAGTCTAAACCTAAGGTTAAAAAATTTAACGACAAAAAAGATGAGCCAATAAAAGTTGATCTTACTAAAGACGTTAACGTAAAAATTGAAGAACCTACAAAGGTTGATTTAACTAAAAAACCAGAACAAGATGCCATTCAAGTCGGAGAAACAAAGAAGGTGGATGTGGGCGAACAAGCCGGAGATGGCGAGATCGTGGACATTGGAGGAGACAAACCAGTTGAAGAGTCCAGCCCGATTATTGAAGAAATTCAAGAGGTGGGAGAAAAGCCACTACCAAAACAAGAACAAATAGTTCAACAACCTAAAATAGATTTACCAGATAACGTAGAAAAATTAGTTACGTTTATGAAAGAAACTGGTGGAACTATAGAAGATTATACTAGACTCAACGCAGATTATTCTAACGTTGATGAAAATACTTTATTAAGAGAGTATTATAAAAACACTAAACCACATTTATCTGAAGATGATCTTTCATTTGTAATGGAAGAAAATTTTTCATTTGATACTGATTTAGATGAGGAGCGAGATATCCGAAGAAAAAAACTCGCAAAGAAAGAAGAAATTGCAAAAGCCAAAAAGCATTTAGAAGATTTAAAGGTTAAATATTATGACGAGATTAAGTTAAGACCGTCTACGAACCAAGATCAACAAAAAGCTATGGACTTTTTCAATCGATACAACAAAGATCAAGAGTTAGCTACACAGCAACATGAAAGGTTTATTGACGACACTAATACTTTATTTACTAATGATTTCAAAGGTTTTGATTTCGAAGTTGGTGAAAAAAAGTTTAGATATGGCGTTAAAGATCCTAATAAAGTTGCAGAAAATCAATCAAACATTAACAACTTCGTCGAGAAGTTCTTAGACACTGAAGGTAATGTTAAAGATACGAAAGGTTATCACAAAGCTATGTACGCTGCTCAAAATGTAGATCGTATTGTAAGCCATTTTTATGAACAAGGTAAAACTGATGGAATTAAAAATGTTATGAATAATTCTAAAAACCCTACGGTTGATGCACCGCGTCAATCAGCAAGTGAAGGAATTAGCATAGGAGGTTTTAAAGTACGTGCTATAGACGGAGTAGATAGTTCTAAGTTGAAAATTAAAACAAGTAAATTTAACAATTAAAAACTAAAAAAAATGGGTGTATTAAGTCCTCAATTTGGAAGTTTATTACCATCGTTAACAACTCAAGCGTTAACAACTAATTATTTAAATTTTAATAATGGTGGTGGGAATGACTTCGCACAACAATATCTACCGGAAATATATGAAGCAGAGGTAGAGCGTTATGGAAACAGAACGTTAAGTGGCTTCTTAAGAATGGTTGGCGCTGAAATGCCAATGAT